TTACAACTGTTGGCAACTTGGTTGTTGCTATTACCGGCAGTGCAGCAGGTGTTGGTGGCGCAGGACAATTCACGTTCCGCAAAACTGGTGATGCTGCTTACACTGTGTATCGCGTTGCTTAAACCAAATAGGGGCTTCGGCCCCTAAAAGGACATACCATGTCAAACAGTCAATCAATCGGCGTTGCTTTTAGCGACCCGGAATTTACTACCTGCTACGCAAGCCAAGAGATTGGCTACTCTGCCTCTGCTCAAGGCACTGTAACGCAAGCAACAGACAAGTCTACAGGGGTAACTCTAAACAAGTCTGCTGGCCGCATTACGATGAACAACGCAGCTTTGGCAGGAGCCACCGCTGTTTCGTTTATTCTGACCAACAACTTGATTTCTGCAAATGACACTATTGTTGTTTGTATTTCAAGCAACACTACGGGTAGTCTTGCAGGAGCGTATACCACATACGTGTCCTATTTGGCTGCTGGTTCTGCCTTGATCACGTTGCGAAATCTTACTGCTTCTACTTCATATTCTGAAGCGGTCATCATCAACTACTCAATCATTCACGGCGCATCGTAAAAATGGTTATCTATCTACGTCACCCAGATCATGGTACTAAAGTGGCTTGTGCGGAATCAGAAGCTGTTTATGACGAACAACATGGCTGGGTGAGGTATGATTTAGAAGATGTAGAACCCCCGGTTAATGAAATGCGGCGTCCTCGTGGCAGGCCGCGAGCCGAATTAGGAGCGTAAGGTATGACAACATCTGCTGGCGATCAAATTAACGGCGCTTTGCGCCTGATTGGGATGCTTGCAGAGGGCGAGACGTCTTCAGCGTCAGTGTCTCAAGATGCGCTGTCGGCTTTGAACCAAATGATCGACTCATGGAACACTGAGCGATTGTCAATATTCAGCACACAAGACCAAGTTTTTACTTGGCCTGCAAGTATTCAAAGCCGCACACTAGGACCAACTGGTGATTTTGTAGGCAACCGGCCAATCTTGATTGACGATGCAACCTACTTTAGGGATGCAGCCACTAACGTCAGCTACGGCATCAAGATCATCAATCAGCAGCAGTACGACGGGATTGCTGTCAAAACGGTAACCAGCACGTATCCGCAAGTTTTGTGGATCAATATGTCGTACCCTGACATTGAGATGTATGTGTATCCAGTACCGTTGCGTCCGCTGGAATGGCACTTTATTTCAGTTGAGGAACTGCATCAACCGGCAACGTTGGCGACTACGCTGTCATTCCCACCAGGCTACTTGAGAGCCTTTAGATTTAATTTAGCTTGTGAACTTGCTGCTGAGTTTGGTGTAGAGCCTAGCCGTCAAGTGTCGCGTATTGCCATGACAAGCAAGCGTAACCTCAAGCGCATCAATAACCCGGATGATGTGATGGCAATGCCTTACGGCATAGTTGCTAATCGCCAGCGGTACAACATTTACGCAGGCAATTTCTAATGCAAACGCCGATTCTTGGGTCGGCCTATGTTGCTCGCAGTATCAACGCTGCGGCCAATCGCATGGTCAATCTGTTCCCAGAGATTGTTCCTGAAGGCGGTAAAGATCCAGGCTTTCTAAACCGCGCTCCGGGGCTAAAATTTTTGGCTAGTGTTGGTTTTGGCCCTATCCGAGGGTTGTGGTCTTACGGCAAATACGGCTATTGCGTATCTGGTCCTAACTTGTACCGTATAGATCCTTATTGGACGGTAACGTTAATTGGGCCAATTGCAGGTACAGGCCAAGTAAGCATGGCCGACAACGGCGTTCAACTGTTTATAGCTTGCAACCCACAGGGTTACATCTACAACAACATCACGCAAGTCTTACAACAGCTTACTGGAGATAGTTTTCCTGGCGCTGGAACTGTTGGTTACTTGGATGGGTACTTTGTATTCAATCAGCCTAACAGCCAAATCATATGGATTACCAGCTTGTTTGAAGGAACAGCTATTGATTCTTTGGATTTTGCTAGCGCAGAAGGCGCTCCAGACGAAATTGTTTCTTTGATAATTAACCATCAAGAGCTATGGTTGTTTGGAACAAACTCTGTTGAGGTATGGTACGACTCTGGTAACGCAGACTTCCCTTTAACACGCATCCAAGGGGCGTTTAACGAGATTGGCTGTGCTGCTACGTACTCGGTAGCCAAACTTGATAACGCGGTCTTCTGGCTGGGTTCTGATGCCCGTGGCAAGGGTATTGTGTATCGTGCCAATGGTTACACTGGCACTCGCGTTAGCACTCACGCAATTGAATACGCCATAGCCCAATACGACACCATTTCAGATGCTATTGCGTACACCTACCAACAAGAAGGTCACGCATTCTATGTTTTGATCTTTCCATCAGGCAATGCGACATGGGTCTATGATGTGTCTACTCAAGCGTGGCATGAACGTGCTGGTTGGGAAGATTCACAGTTTGTCAGGCATCGTTCTAACTGCCAAATGTATTTCAACAATCAAGTTGTTGTTGGCGATTATGAAACAGGAACGCTGTATACCTTTGATCTGGATGTGTACGCTGACAATGGCCAAGTTCAAAAATGGTTGCGGTCTTGGAGAGCGTTGCCTTCAGGTAAAAATGACCTAAAAAGAACTGCTCAGCATAGTTTGCAACTAGACGCTGAAAGCGGTATTGGTTTGTCTGGTATTGCGCCAGGCGACGTATTTGGCTACCTATTGACTGAAAGTGGCGACTTGCTGATTACGGAAGACGGTCTATACATTGAAGTAACTGTTCCTACTGTACAAGGCGCAGACCCCATTGTGGTGTTACGTTGGTCTGATGATGGTGGTCATACTTGGTCAAATGGTTACGCATCGTCAATGGGAAGAATTGGTGAGTATGGCCGACGCATTTTTTGGCGTAGATTGGGCATGACGGTCAAGCTGCGGGATCGAGTCTATGAAGTGTCAGGAACAGATCCTGTAAAAATAGCAATCATGGCTGCTGAACTAGCAATCTCAGGAACCAATGCGTAACATTACAAGCATTCCCGCCCCAAGGGTTTCGTTAATAGACGAACGTACTGGACTCATGTCTAGGGAGTGGTATCGTTTCTTTCTCAACTTGTTTGTGCTTACGGGTAGTGGAAATTATGATGTGACCATGCAAGATTTGATGGTGTCCCCGTCTACTTTTGTGGTTGACGCTCAAGTTGCTGTTCTGCAAACCCAGATACAAGACCTAAAAACAGGACCAACGGTTGCTTCATTGCAAGACCAGATTGCTGTTTTAAACACTGCTGTTCAAGGTTTGGCAGTTAGTATTCCACCACGTACATAAGGATTTGATATGGCAGTCACAACAAAAGTTCTTTGCGAAGCCACCGTTATTGCGCTTGACCCAGCTACAACAACAATGTACACAGCCCCGAGCGGTACAGTAACTATCATTGATAAAGTAACGGTTACAAATTACAGCGCATCATCAGCAACAGTAGTTGTGTACATTATTCCTTCAGGTGGAAGTGTCATTGACGCAAACGCCTTGGTTAAAAAGACATTGGCTGCAAAAGAGGTGTACACCTGCCCAGAAATAGTTGGGCATAACTTAGCAACTGGTGACGCCATTGTGAGCAAAGCCGATGCTGTAACAGCCGTTTCGCTCCGCGCATCAGGGCGTGAGGTTACTTGATGATTGAACATCATTTCAGTTCTGGGGTTTATGCAAAGGAATGTGTTATTCCGTCTAACTATGTGTTGATACAGCATAAACATGAATTTGATCATTTGTCTATTTTGGCAAAAGGTTCAATAGAGTTATTGGTAGAAGGTGTTCGATCTGTTGTTCATGCCCCAGCTTGTTTAACAATAAAGGCCGGTAAGCATCACGGCGTAAAATCGCTTACAGAAGTTGTTTGGTACTGCATCCATGCAATAGATCATTCGGAAAAAATATTGGATTCTGACGAAACAGAAATTCAATTGTTGGCTAATAGCCTACAGGAGTAAATCATGCCTTGGTCATTTATTATCCCTGCCGCCGCTTCGTTATTTGGAGCTAGCCAGCAATCAAACGCAGCAAAAGATGCATCTAATGCTGCTAACGCTCAAGCTGAAAAAGCATTGGCGTTGCAAACTCGGATGTACGAGGAAGGTATTGCTCGGCAGCAGCCTTTTTATCAAGCAGGCGTCAATGCACTACCAGATTATTTAAAAGGCATTGCTCCGGGTGGCGAGTACGTTCGTAACTTTACGATGAACGACTTCAATAAAGACCCTGGGTATGCGTTTCGGTTGTCAGAAGGTCAAAAAGCTATTGATAGGCAAGCTGCGGCCCGAGGTGGATTGATATCAGGCGCTGCTTTAAGAGGAGCCACGCGCTATGGGCAGGAGATGGGTACACAAGATTATGGACGGGCTTTGCAAGATTTTTATGGCCGACAAGATGTTGCGCGAAATGCCAATGCTGGTGTAGTTGGTTTTGCTCCCACGGCTTCTAACGCTATGACAAATTTGGGAACAAACTATGGCAATGCGACATCGTCAAATTTAATGGACCAAGGCGCAAACACTGGCAATGCAATGCTACAAGCTGCTCAAGCAAGAACTTCTGCTTATCAAGGAATAGGTAGTTTGTACGGGCGTACTCAACCTAACTTTAATTCAATGTTTGGCGACCCCGAACAGTACAACCAAAGAATGGGTGTTAATTTTACTGCCCGTAATACTTACGGTTAAGGATATATTATGGCTTTAAATTTTGGGCTTCTTGATCCTGATGCGCCTGCTAAGATAGCAAACAGTCTTTACGCTGGTCAACAGGAACAGCAAAAAAATATGCTGGCGCAGCAACAAATGAAAGCTGGCGCTCAACAATTAGAAACTGGGCGATTGCAGCAACAGCACAGCCAGATGCAGATGGATCAAATGATCCGTGATCGGGACGCGCTTGCTAAACTTCAACAGCAATTTGTAGCTAACGGCAAATCACCAGATTTGGAAGTAAATGCTGATGCAATGATTCAATCTGGTATTTCACATTATGTGGATATAGGATTTCAGTTAAAACAAAAATTAATGGATCAAAAGCGTTATGCTGCCATTATGGGTGGGGAGCCGCAAGCAGCGCCAATGCCAGCAGCCCCAGTAGCAGCCCCAACGCCAGCCCCAGCAGCACCCGCACCAGCAGCCCCAGTAGCTGAGCCACAAGCACTAATAACCGCACCACAAGCATTGCCAACTCAGATTTTTCGATCTGAGAAACCTCCAACAAAAGTGCCAGTTGGTTTATTTAACCCTGCCGCGCAAGCAGCAGCAGCAGAAGATGAGGCTTTTAACGCTGCTTTTAAGGCAAAAAGAAATGCTGCCAGCATAACTACTCTTGCGCCGTTAACACCACCACCACCACCACCAGTCGCAGCCGTTGCTACACCAATTAATAACATAGCTCCGGCGGCCCTTCCCCCTGCTAATCAATTAGCTCCGGCGGCCGCTCCTGCTAATCAATTGGCTTTTGCGCCCAATCCAGCGGCAGCAAATGTAGACGTTTTACGCCGTCAACGTAATGCGCTTTTGGCGATGGGCACACCGCAAGCCATTGCAGCAGCAAGAGCTTTGGATGCTGACATTGCAATAGCTTCAAAAGAACCTGTATACCACAATGTTCCGGGGGTTGGATTAACTAATCCAAGAACTAGAGAAATTCTTTTTGCGGAACAAAATAAACCAACTGAATTGCAACGTAACTATGAGTACGCCAAAGAACAAGGATTTAAAGGTGACATATTTGCATACGAAAAAGCACTCAAAGAAGCCGCTAGAACACCTGGCGCTCCTCGGCCTGAACCTACGCCATCAATAACTACAATTCAAGACCCAACAAACCCTAATCAAATGATTAGTATTAACGCAAGAGATTACCGAGGAGGTGGAGTTGGTTCTCTTGGCGTTATTGGTCTTACTGGAAAAACTCCGGCAGCTACAGCAAAACAAGATATTATTGACAAAGGAAATGCACAATTATCGTCAGTTATAGATGATTTACGCGCTAGCTATAGTACGTTAGAAAAAGCTGCTGCCATACCAAGTACCCAAAGAGGTGTGCTTAGTAATTTAGCATCTTCTGCACAAGCATCTGGCATTGGTCAGGCTCTCGGACGCTTGGGTGGAACAGAAGAACAAAGCGCCAGAGATACCATTAACAGTTCTCGTTTAATGTTATTAAATGCTATTAAAACAGCCACTGGAATGTCTTCGCAACAACTTAACTCAAATATGGAACTTAAAAGTTGGTTAAGCGCAGTATCAGATCCAACGCAATCCATTGAAACAGTTAGTAAAGTTCTTGATAACATTGAAAAATTTGTTGCAAGCGGTGGTAAATACACTGCCAAAAAAGAAGGCGCTCCTGTTGCGGTTTCTGGAAAACCAGCGACAAGTTCTATTCATGACCAAGCCGATGCAATCCTTCGTGGGAGCAAATAATGGCAACCGCAGATGAATACGCAGCATGGATTGTTAAAAATGCTGACAAAAAAGGCACGCCAGAATTTGACACTGTAGCTGCTGCGTATAAGGATGCTCGGCAGTCAATGTCTGCCCCCGCTGCCGCGCCAGCCCCTGAAAAACAGCGTGGCTTTTTTGAGTCTATTGGCGCTCCATTTCAAGCACTGTCCGAAGGAGTCATTAAAGGCGGCGGCAACGTCATGTTTGGTGGGCAGCGGCTTGTTGGACAAGGATTGCAAGCGGTTGGTGACTTATATACGCCTCCTCCAACTTTGTCTGAATTAGTTACAGGCCAACGGCCAAATAACGTAGTGCAACGCGCAGGGCAATTCTTGATTACTGACGCCCAGCGCCGCCAAGCCGAGTCACAAGCGCGGGTTGCACCATTCAAACAAGAGTACCCAATGTCAACTGGTGCTGGTGAACTTGGCGCAGAAGCTGGCATTACAGCACCCATAGGCGGTTTGCTTGCACGTCCGTTAGCAGCAGCAGCCCCATATGCACCCGCTATCCTAAACCCCATTGTTAACGCCATGAGGTCTTCTGGCTTTAGTTCTGGCCTGCTACCTAAAATTATTCCTGGCGTTGCCCCGCAAGCTATCCCACTTGCAACCCGCGCTGCTGATATTGGCGCAAGAGTTGTTGGTGGCGGCGTAACCGGGGGCGCAATGCCTGCACTTACTAATTCAGATGAAATCGGAACTGGCGCAAGTGTTGGTGCTGGATTAGCCGTTGCTGCGCCGCCAATAGTAAAAATAATGGGTAAGTCTGCTGGTTTTTTAGCCGATGCTTTTAGCGGTCGGTTAGCAGAAGTTGGAGCAGGAAAAATTGCGCGAAATGTAGCGGGTGATCGAATTGCGGCTATTCGTGCTGCGTTAGCGGCGTCACCTACAGACGTTACGGCTGCACAAGCAACGTATGGTATTCAAAAAGATGCTTTTCAGGCTCTTGGGGCCATGACAAGTAAAACAGATCAAGTATCTGCTTTGATGAAACGTCAGGCAGCGGATGACCTAGCGCAATTGCAACGCATGGCAGAAGGCGGCAATGAAACAGAAGCACGGGCAGCATATGAAGCGTCAATCAAACGATTGAATCAACTGACCGCCGATATGCGGAATGTGGAGTTGCAAGCAGCTAATCAAGCCAATCAAACTATAAACAATTTGGCTCCAAAATTAGATCAACGTGAAGCCAGCATGGTCAATGCTTTGCGCGGCGGTATGCCTATGGGCGCTGTTTCGCAATCTCAAGAAGCAGCACGGCAAATTGGCCCGTTAGAAACTCAAATAGGCACACCCGCAGTAAGCCAAGCAGGCGCAGCACGACCGGGCCAAGCGGTTATTTCACCCGCAACTGAAGCCGCGCAGCAAGCAGCTATTGCAACAAAAGGTAAACCTGGCTTTTTATCGGCTGGTGATCGTTCTCAAGAGTGGAAACAAACATCAGATACGTTTGCTGCTATTGCCAATCAACGCAGAAATGAAGCTGGGTTTATTGAACGTCAAATTGGAAGTCTTGAAGATCACGGCTTGCGCCCATTAGATGCGGGTGGCATTACAGCGGCTATTGATGCCAAACTTGCTACGCCTGGACTCCGCGCTAGTTCAAACATGACCAAAGTGTTGCAATCCGTTAGAGATGACATTGCCAATTTGACAGAAAAAGGCGGCGGCGTCATTGACGCTCACGATTTGTACACCCTTCGCAAAGAAGGCATTAACGAACGAATTATGCAAGTTCTTGGACAGACTGACCCCAAGATTAGCGCCAAAGTAACGCGCAAAACGCTTGAGGAAGTGCGCCCGTTGATTGATGATGCCATTGAAAAAGCTGGCGGTACAGGCTGGAAAGATTACCTTAAAACGTACTCGCAAGGTATGCAAGCTATTGACCAA